GCAAGTTGTTTAGCTTCTGAATGTTCAGTTACAGCACCAGAGATACCACCTAGTATACTAGTTAAAGCTATAGTTAATGGGTCCATTATGACTCCTTGTATTATTCAATTAAAGAAATAGTAATAATTTCTGAATATTCACTCGTTTGTTTACCAAGCTTATCACTTACAGATTTTACTCTTACATAGATTGTAGGATAAATAAATTCATCACACTTTAAGATAAAGTCTTTAATAGAAGTATCAGTATAGATTATCTTATTAAAGTTTTCTGTATTTGATACTTCAAGTATATGATAGTTATAATCAAAGGTTTGATTTACTTTGATTATCTTAGTATTAGGATTATCAGGCTTAGTAGTTACAGGATATTCAGTTTCAGGGTCTTTCTCTATTTGAGGAGGTGGCAGTATATCTTCTTCTAATCTATGAAGTTCTATTTCACCATTAGTATATTTACCTATCTGTAGTTCATCAATATCTTTATTAACATATGCAGCTTCATAATATATAGCGGCTCCTCTATATGGTAATAGATAATTAGGTATATCAATAGGAAAATCTCTTGTTTCTAATATCTGAGGATAACCACTGATAAGCCATTTATGTTCTTCATCATAATAAAGACTAAGTATGATATGAGTAATATCTTCTGGTATATTATTTAATTTAAGATAAGCTTTTGTATGTTGTCCATCATTATCAGGTGTAATATCAGGTTCTGGATATGGAGGTGTAATAAGCTTAATAGTATCATTTAATATAGGCATAGCGTGTACTATCCAATTGATATTACGTATTATACCAGAACAATTAGTAATTCTATAAGAAGCCGTACCTACAGGTATAGATTTAGGTAATTTTATTACCTCTATTAGATTAGTGTTATTCTTAAAGCTTTTATAGAATACATTACTGAAGTTAGAATTTATTTTTATATCAAAGTCATATTTTCTGACTTCAGGATTGAATTCTATTTGTAATCCATCTAATAATAAGTGATTACCTTCTTGTAAAGGAAAATAGAAATCACTACTCTTAATATTAAAGTTATTACGAGTATTAATAATTACTGGTATATAAGCGTTATTATCATTATGCTTACGTAACATTATGTAAGAAGAATCAATGTCATCTATAACATCTAAGCTCTTTATATTATTATAAGTAGCTAAAAGATATATGTTATTGACTTGTAAATCATATATAGTAACTACATAGTTATCATATATAATTAAAGCTAGACCTAAGTTATTTATAAATCTTATATAAGCCTTATGATTAGGACTTACAGATATAGATTTAATAGCTAAAATATTATTCTGATTAATAGAATAGATAGTTACTTTATTATCATAATAAGCTGCTATAAATAGTGTAGTATTATTAAAGTAAGGCTTATCTATTATCGTACCATCTATAGAAGCTAGATAGAAAGTATTATTCTCACTAGTGATATAGATATGAGACTTATCGTTATTAGATATGAATATATATTGAGCTATGCCATAGTAGTTATTAGAAGCTCTCGGTATTTGATGTTGAAGATGTTCTACATCTGCAGAGAGCTTATATTTATTAGAAGCTAAGTATAGATTATGCTTATCAGTAACTATAGTATTATTAGTTACATCTAATAGTTTATGTCCATTAATATATTCGCCATTATAGGCTATCATATTAATGACATCTAGAGTATATAATACAGAAGTAGGAGTTCCTAGCTCATCTATAGCACTAGGTTGTATCATTTGTATAGTTCCTAAGTAGGGACAGACATTAGCGATATAATAAGTAGTATCAGTAGAGATAATCTTATGTATAACTGCCTTATTACTATTAACCCAAGCTAAATCTAGGTTAATTAGTTTAGATTGATTATTAACTAGGTTATAAGATTTTATTTGTTCAATAAGATTATTGACAAAGAAACCAAATATCTTCTGATTATGATAAGCTAACCAATTATCTTCAGATATAACAAAGTTCTTATATGGTAATAAAAATTTTCTATAATTTCTTATCCAATAATGTTGCTGATCTTCTGCATCATTCCAGGTTATAGGACCATTAATAGTAAAGAAGTTATTAAGTAGTTCACTATAAGTTGAAGGCAAGATTATGCTATATCCACCATATCTAGTATTAATAGGCATACAATGAGGATATAGTATAGGATATACATCTGTAGTATAGTATTCACTAGTAATATGTTGATATTCGGTATGGCTATTATATATAATATCATTCGTTATGAGTGGACGCATAAGTCCATAGGATAAGCCTAAATTAGTAATTCTATCATTATAAATATGGATATTAGAACCTATAATGTTTTTAGTAATAATGTCTTTAATACGAGGTACTCTATATAAACTAAGATTCTGAGATGGTAGTTCTGTATTAGGATTAACTATAGTATGATTAAGATTAGCTTCATTAAGTTCAATCATAGAAGATTCAGATGGTATAGTCAGTGTAGACTTATTAGGTTGATTAATAGTTATGTTCTTAGATAAGTTTTGTGTTTCTAGTACTTTATTTGTTACAACTATTTGGTCTATAGTATTATAACCATCATTATACATTAGCGGATTTATATCAGAAGCTAGACAACGAGATGAAGATATAGTTACAATAGAGTTACCAATTAATAAATTTATAACATAATCCTTTTTATTATGTGATAGATTTCTAGGATATTTATAGATATAGTCACAATTAAAAACCTTAGAAGAAGCTAATATATTAGATGTCTCAATAGATATTAAGTTTTCAAGGTTAGGTGGTAATATATATTTACCATCTTCTAATTCCCATCCAAATTCAAGATGTAATTTTTGAGTAGTTGTACTACCTCGTATAACATTACCTTCATCATCATAGGTATCTTCATTTATGCTTTCAGGCTCGTAGAATATGAAGACTACAAAGTATTCATTACCATCTTTAAATAATCTCTGTACTCTATAACCTTCGTATTCATAAGGTAACATATCAACAATATTATTAGCCCAAGACTGTAATCTAGGATAACCTAGCCATATAGATTGAGTATGTGGCGCATAATAAATAACTGTAGAATTATATTCTAAAACTCTTTCAGGTAGACAAATGAAGTATTGACCACCACAATAGGTTATATTAGGATTAGTAGATGATAATTCATATTGATTAGTGGGTGTATCATTCTGAGTAGGCTGTCCAACACCAATCTTCTTATATTTAATAGAACATAAATAAGTAGGATTAGCTTCAGCACTATCAGGTAAAGTATATTGAACTATAATACAATTAGTTAAACGAATAATAGGTCTATCAGGTAGGTTTAGTCCTGATTGTTTAATATTAAATAAATCATCTGGATAAGCGCTAGGGTTATATACGTGTATAGGTTGTTCTATTTCTCTAATATTTACTGATGCTGAGTTGTTATCATACTCATTAAGAGTACACATATCTCGTATAGCAGAATTATAATAAATAATAGCAGGATTGTCTTCTAAACTATGTCCCCAGGTATATTTTACTTTAGCTGATATAGTTTGTTTAGTATTAGGGTCTGTTATACTATCAAGATTATATATAGGCAGATTAACTGTATACTGTGCATAGCCAACACATTTAGTATTATCAGGATTAAAATTACCATCTGTATCAGTCATAATTGTACATAGTTTCTCTGAACCTATAATTGGTATAATAGGTATTACTAATACGCCTTTATTATGAGTATTATTTTGTCGTTTAGTGGCATAAAATTGTATAATAAACTCATTATCAGTAGCGCCTATATAGGTACCAGTAAACATATGAGAATCAGAAGGTTGACCTATAACAGCCTTAGGATGAATGCCATTTATTTCAAGAGGTATAGACCTGAGATTACGATAATTATTAGTTCCTAAACCAAAAATAGATAAGTGATTAGAATAGCTTTCTGGTATACTAGGAGATGATTCAATATAATTCATAACACTATATTCAGATTTAGGTTCTAAAGCTACAGATTTCTGAGGTCTTATCTCACCTGTAACAGATTTAGTATCAGTATATTCTGTATTAGTTAAGATAGTTCTATCCATTGGATGGATAGTATTAACACCCATATTCTCATAGTCTATAGCAGGTAATTGTAGCTCAAAAGATTCAAATACCTTAAAGCTATTTCTTTGTACTTGAGGATTAACATTATTAGCAAAGTTGCCTATATCAGATTTCTTATAAGCCATATGGTATCACCTTATAATCACTAGGTTCAGGACCAATGATAGATACTTTATTAGAGACTATATTTATAAGTTGTAAGAATACTTGAGACAATACTAAAGACGTAGTAGAATCATTAATGCTCATAGTCTTATATAACTCATATAATAAATCAGTAAATATGTCTAATTCTGCAGGCTTACTAGCTAGGACTTGTATCTCATCAGATAAGTAGTTAGCTATAATAGTAGGCTTATCAGATATAAGATTATGTTGAAACCATTCATAATTACAAGACTGATAAGGATATATATAGTTAATAGGTAAGGCTGTATAGGTATAGCTATTATATATCATACCAGGTTCTAAGGTATCTATCTTAACATTACCTGTTAATATATAGATAAATGACAAGAAGACTGATAAGTCATCTAGTATTTTATCTGGTATAGAATTATTTATAAGATTCATAATCTAAAAGGTTCTATTGTACCTGCAGTATCTATCTTTACTTGTAGGTCTATATTGTTTTCACTAATCAAGTTCTTAGTAAGATTAGATATATCTTTCATAAGATTATAAGCGTTAATAACATCTTTATATTTAAGTGTAAGCCATAATCTATCAAGGTAATCAATTAACTGAGGATTAGGTATTCCATAAGTAGCAGTTAAAACACCATCCTCTGAAGCAAAGAGATAATTATATTTTATTTTAATCTTTGGATTATCTGGTAAATCTGTAGTCTCTACTATAGAAGCTAAGTTATCTTCATAGTGATGATGAGTATCTATATCGTCATATTCAGCATTATAAATAGATAACACATTAAGATAGTAGACATTATCTTGACTTATTCTAATATGATGTGCTCTGATATGTATATGAAATACAGCGGGTATAATAGCATTTAAATCATAAGTCATAGGTAATGATGTCTCCTATCTTTGACCAATTAGTAGGCATAAGCTGAGTAGTATAGCGATTAAGATAGTTAATTAAATTAAGTGCTATAGCTTCATATCTAGATGCAGAAGCTAAGTCTTGTATATCTTTATTGTATTCATACATAGCATAGGCTAGAGTAGGTAATAGTAAGCCTTGAGGTATCTCATTATCTATTATTTGAGGACATAAGTGTACTATGAGATTAAAGTAAGCTTCATTAGCCGCTATAATAGAGTTAAATAGATATAGTTTACCACTAGGCATATAAGGTCTAAAAATAAAGTTTAAGCTTGATTGATAATGTTCATCATAAGTAAACTCAGATATATCATAAGACCGTTCTTCACATTCTATATCTTTAATATCCTTAAGTTCATATAGAGCATTATCTATATTGATATATCCTCTATTGTCTACTATAGGCTTATTAATCATATTAAAAGCATATCCACCTATAATAATAGGTGCGAGAGTAAGCTTATACTTAAGATTATCAAAGCCCTTACGTATATAATTCTCAGTTAATAAAGGATAGTCATTAATAATGTCATCAATCTTCATAATGGTAAAGTTACATCAGTATTAATATAAAAATCTGTTATGTAATGTATGCCCTTAACAAAATCAATTTCTATGTTGACATACTCATAGGGTTCTATCTCTAATTTCTTATAGAAGAGATTATACCCAGTTCTTTTTGATTCAAAAGTATCAGATATAGTTCTTATACCAGATGAACTAGAAAACGTTAAATTCAGCCTAATTTGACCCTTGTAGAGGCAATCTGCAACAAGAACATAACTAGAGATAACTCCTTTAGTGCCACTGTGGATTAAGTTTTGAGTTTTAAGTTTCATATTCTAAGCTCATAGCTAGTAGATATATGTATCTGTATATCTTTATTTGGAGGTTCAGGTAGAGTATAATAGATTATACCTATAGGCTCTTTTGAGTTTACTTTTAGTTTTCTATTAGTTAAGACTCCTAAATCTATAAGGTCATTATTTAGAGTTAAACCATAGAAATGTAGAGGGTAATCATCAGATGAGGATATAGTATCTATCTGATTTAATACTCCTTGTGCTATCATAAGATACGGCTTAGAGGTATAAGTATTACTCATTTCTTTTTAGTTGTCTTTCTAGTAGTAGTCTTCTTAGGTGCAGTCTTTTTAGGTTTAGGCTTTTCTTCATCTGGAGGAAATACTTCATTAAGTTCTTCTGGACTTAATTCTACATCATCTTCTTTTTTCCATATATGACCAGTCATCCATCCATTAGCTTGTAAAGAAGACTTTGCTATAGTCTCTTCAGTATCGTGCCATAAGAACTCTCTTACTTCTTCAGGAGAGCTTATGTTCTTATCTATAGATGGTAGTCTATCAAATTGAGCTGTAGCCCATCCTTTAAATTCTTCGCCATTAAGGTCTCTACATCCTACACCTTTTATCTGAGATAAGAAGTCTATCTCTTCAGGGTCATCAGTTTGATAAGAACTATCTGTGGTAAGCATTAAGTTTTTACCGTTAGGTAAAGCTATACTTATATTGACTATATCAGTTCTACTGATAAAGAATATTTTAGGTACAATCATTCATTCTCCTAGTTGATATATTGAGGGGGCAGAATTAACTACCCCCTCTTATTAGGTTAAGCAGCGGGGACCCAGACTATAGCGTGATTCTGAGGGAATCTTAATTGAAATCCTGATTCACCACGCATTGCCTCTAAGAAAGCATCCTGTCCAGGGTCTTGAATATTACCGTATATCTTGTCAGGTCTAAGGACCATACGTCTCATATTCTGTGGGTCAATACTGATTAATAGGTCTCTAGGCGGAATCTGAATCTGTCCGAATATCCATTTAGGTACGTTAATAGACGGAGTATTATCCATACCTGGGTCGTGAATGAATTTCACTAGAATACCAGAACTAGACTCATACTGATAATACTGAAGCCCAAAGCTAAGCTGTGAAGGCTTCTGTAATTGAACAGCTCCACCCATTATGGCACCTTCATTAGTAATTAATCTAGTGTATCTATTGAGCTTATTACAGAAGTTCTGAGAGCATAGGAAGGTAAGAGATTTAGTGCCTTGCTGTCTGAATGCAGCTAAGGAATCAGCTAGTCTATCTAACCATTCAATGAATTTACTATAATCGGCAAGTGTAGAACTCCAAGTCACATTTGGTAATGGCATACGCATATATCTGATAGGATGTAAAGCGTAATCCATTAGACCACCAGTCGTACGGATAGGTTGTCCTTTAACGAAGTTGTTAGTATAGTTAGAATCATTAAAGCCAGAGACTACAGTCTCACCTTTGATTCCATACATAAATGCAGCTTGCATCTGTTTCTTATAAAGAGTGAAGTATAAATCACGTGTAGTCTGGAAATCATTTTCAAATCTGAAAGAGCTTGCTTGAGTAGTACCAGTTATACCATAACTAGGAGAAGCAAATATCTGAGTGAAGTTCATCATTCTTTCTCTTCCAGCTGTCAGATTACCAGATGGCGTGAACTTATCACCCTCTGGAATACCATAAGGTGCAACAGTAGGACTTCCTAACATAATCATACGGTCTATAATACCTGCATATTCCCGAGCTATATCGGGTTTCCAAGCAGTACCATTCCATCCAATAAGTGCAGTTATACTAGCATAAGTAGCATCTTTAGGATTAGGCTCCCCTTCCTCAGGTTCATATGCACCAAACGTAGGCGTACCATTAATATATGGCAAACTTATCTGAATAGAACTAATAACATTAGTTCCGAATGCAGCACCAAGATCAACCTGAGGTAAATCAGCTGCAGTAAGAGGAGTATTAGAATCAGTAAAGTCTAAAGCAATAGCAAGATAATTATCGCTACCAGATAGATTACCATAGTAGACGGAATGTATTCTAGCTAATACCTGGTTATAGACAGTTCTAGTAACAGTTGTGCCTGCATCATTAGTAGATGCTACACAAAGAGTAGGAAATGCCATATAGACAGGCGCCATAGCCTTAACTGGATTATTAGTATCACCATAGAATAACAATTCACCAGTAGCAGTTGCTACATTCCAACAATAGTATCCAACATTAACTAATAGATTACGAAGTCTATTCCAGACTGGTTCTATCTGACCAACAGTATTATCGTTATTCTTTTTAAAGCAGAAAGCTACAACACCATTCTTACCATTATTGGGTGCCCAACAATTACCAGATATATAATGAGAATTAAGGATATTATTAAGCGTAGTACCGCCTGGAGCTCCAGTTGATAATTTAGTCATTGTTATTGAATTACCAGAAACAGTACCAGGAACGATAATATTAGGAGAAGAAGGTAATGAGGCTATAGGTTTAATGTCTAGAAATCCGCCAACATAATTATCACTAGTCATAGGAATAGGCATAGAAGTAGCACTAAATTTAGCACCAAAACCAGATAATGGAATAGATATGTCTCCACCAGAAACTGGAACGGTATCTTTAGTGCGTAGATTATCTAAGCCTGTATCCCACCACGAAGTACCCTTATATTCGTCAGTCCAAACGAAATAAGGCGCATTAACACTTTGAGAACCTAAGTTCTCCATTATAGTAAGCATAGGTGTCTCTTCAGGTCTATGTGTCTGAAGTGACCCATAAAGGTCAATCATATATTTATCACCTACGCCTAATATAGTTTGGGTATTTATACCAGCACCGACAGTAGTCTCAAGTTCTTGAGTGAGTCCTATCTGATTTAGATTTTTGCCGATATAATTACCAGTATATACATTTTCATTAGGCATTGTATATGTCTCCTATATATTTAAGATTATTAATTTTAATGATTTAATCCCCTAATGATTAAGGACATCAATGTATGGACTTAATCCTCTAATGATTAAGATTATCATTGTATAAGCTTAATCCCTTAATCCCAAAGGGGATTACGAGTCTTATTAGGCATATAGGAACTAGTAGGAGGTGCAGGAGTAGCAGGAATATTCTGGATAGAAGTAGGAGGTTTAGGCTGAGTGTTATAGGTAGGAGCCTGAGTAGGAGGTGGAGTAGGCGGTATATTCTGAGATTCAGTTTCAGCTTCCTTAAATGCCTTATAGAGTTCAATCAAGTCGTTAGGTGTTAAGCTGTTCATAAAGCTTATGAAGTCTTGAGGATTCACTCCTTGTGAGGTACATAAGCCTATGAGTTGTTCCATAGCTTGTTGTTCATTCGCATTGTTATCATTCATAGTAGGAGACTCTGGCATAGTCGGCTCTGCATTCGTATTCAGAGCATTAGCATCATTCATCAGATAGGCATCATACGGATTATAGTTATTTGTCTCAGGAGACGGATTAAAGGTAGGAGTTTCAGTCGGCGCTGGATTACCGTATCCTGTCATACTAGGATTCGGTGTAGGCGGTGTTGCAGTAGGATTTGAGGTCATAACTGCAGCTAAAGCCTGAGTGAACTGAGGTGTTTTAACAAACTCTTCAAGTTGTTGATAATACTTCAGCTTATCAGGCGGTATTGTCTCCTGAGTCTGAGTTTGGTTTTGTGATAAAAGTTGTTCTGAAATCATTCCGTGTACTGAGCCTGAACCATTGAAGTAGTTGTCTATAATCTGACGCTGTATTTCAGGCACAAAGTTTTCAGTACCAAAGCGATAATCTACAGATAGATTATCTCGTTTTAGACTATTAGGCTGTATGTTGTTAGACATATCAATAGAGCGATTATCTAAGTTGTCAACATTGTAGTTAGGGTTAGGTGATGTAAGATTATTGTAATCCATTTGTTATACTCCTCATTCTAGGTTGAAGTTATTGTTATAAGCTTGTGTCCAATCTAAGACCTCAGGCTCTTGTTCTTTAGCTCTTAATTTAGCTTTCTCTATTTCTAATTCTACTTCATTAAGAAGCTTCTGTATCTCATTCTGTAACTCAATCTGAGCTTCTCTAGTAAGTAGCTTATTATTATATTTATCAAAGTAGTTCTTAATGCGTTGCATCTTGACTTCACTATCAATTCTAGTCTTACCCTTCATAGACTGGACTTGAATATCAGCGTCTATTAATCTCTGTTTCATACTATTAGCCAATTGTTTGAGCTCATTATTCTGTTCTTCAAGTTGAGTAATCTGAGCTTGTAATTGCTTAATAGTATCATAACGCTGTATAAGTTCGTCTTTATTATCCACAGGAAGATAACGAAGTGGCATACTTGGGTCTACAGAACCTACTTGTAACAGTTCTAACATTAGTCTTAACATAGCCATCTCATAGGTAGGTGTATAAGATGCAGGTATAATAGTGACATCGTAATTATCAAAGTCTAGTTCATTCATAAAGTATTGTATAGCTTTCTGTTCATCATAAGAATATTTATAAGTTGCAAGCTGAGCTTCTATCTCTTGGTCTTGTAAACCACGCTGTTTCTGATATTGTATCCAAGCTTGAACACTCTGTTCATCATCTAGATTTAAGGTCTGAGGAATATTAACAATTAAGTCTTCATCACCTAAGATACGGATAATCTTATTCTGAGGTAGATAAGCTCTTGCGTATTGTAATATTACTTTGCCTAATTGTGAACAAGCTAGTTCTATATTAGACATAAAATCTTTATAGCTATCAAGGACAGTCTGTTTCATATCAAGTAAGGCTGAAGGCTGATAACCTTTAGTAGAATCCATCATACCTAACAGTTGATTAGGTATAGTATTCCACTCCATTTCTGATTTAGCATCTTGATATAAAGTAAAGAAAGCTTGATTAAGTGGCTGTCCTTGTACTATTACTGGAGTCTCAGCTCCAGCAGTTAATACATTGATAGAACCAGGCTGAGCAAAGTGTTGCTCAAATTTTCTAACATCTGCATTTGGTATATCAGTCTCTCTAATGAATACTTTAGGATTAGACATAAGCTGAGCATTAAGTAAAGTCACACCATAAGATTTATTAATAAATCTCTGTAAGTCTTTTAAGAAGTGTACTTCACCTCTAGGATAAGGATTCTCAGCCTTATCTACATAACCAGGGATAATAGGATACTCAGTTATCTTGTCATCTAAGTATTCATCATAGACGTGATTAAAACCTAATACGGTCTGTTTCCGTATTCTATTGCGTCTAGTTCCATCTTCTAACATATAAGGCTCTTTAGAATAGACTTCATAGATACGCACAAATAGTCTATCGGGAGACCAAATATGTTCTAGAAAAGCTGTAAAAGTAGTAGTATAATTCTTATCTACGCCTCCGTAATTAGTATCAGCCCATTCCCATTGGATTTCCTTAACCATCTCATCAGTTATACCATAGTATTGCTTTACATAATCTTCTGATAGTTCACGTCTAACTAATATCATTTCTGCATCACGGTATAACGGGTCAGTACAGCTAGGGTCAGGTATGACTTCATTATAAGCTAAAGTCTTAAATCTAATCATATTCTGTTGGTCAATATAGACATAGAAATAAGATACATTATCAACTGCTGCATTCTTAACGAATAGTCTCATAGCATTAATACCAGAACTATTAGCCCAAGCCCATTTGATAATCTTTTCTCCAATAGCAGCAGTATGATAATCATTATTAGTAAGTGGTATAAGCTTATACTGAGGTGGATTAGCCGCCACCATACCTACTATACCACGCATAGCTTTACGTATCTTATTCATTACAATTTCATATTGACCACGCTTCTTCAGTTCTTCTTTCTCTGCATCAGTAGATTGAAAGCCATAATAGAATCTGCGATTCTCAGTACAGGAATTAACCCAAGTAGAATAATATCCGCATTCATAGCTATATATCTTAAGCCATAGCTTATGCGCTTGTTTATTGTCTATCTTAATAAGTTCGGCTCTTGGTGCTTGTATATCCACTTATATCTCCGTTATTATTTTCTACCGTGTGTAGCCTTATAGGCATTTAAGGCAAATGCAGCTCGTCTAATAGTGCGTGTATCATATCTAGATTTATTAGCTAATACGTGTCTAGCATAGGCTATAGTATCAGAGTATCCAGCTTTTCTAGCTTGAGCTCTGAAGGCACCAACTGTGCCTTTCTTCTTCATCTTTGATACAGCCTTAGTAATCCATTGAGGTTGAGCCATAATGTTCTCCATTATTGATGAACTGTTGTGAAACATAAATTGAAATCATAATATTCCTCTTTATGTTTTAGGATAGTATGTATTTTCCCATTTAAGTCTTGGATAATAATAGGGTTTAAAAAACCAATCAGCAGTGCTATAATTAAAATCATTCATTAAATAATTATTATCTCTCATCTTATTATCTATTAAACCATTATCAGTTGGTAATAAAGTATCTTCTTCTATACCACTTATTTCTTTATTCCATAGACAATTAGTTTGAGTAGATGTACAACCATCTACTCTATAACCACAGAAACCTTTCTTAGTAGTTCCTGCACCAAGTATAGTAGTATTTGCATAACAATTAGAATAATAATAATTACCAGTAGTTTTAATACAATCATCTCTACCTACAAATCCACCAACTGCAGTAGCAGAAGTCATATTGATTACAGATTGAGAATAGCAATTTTCAATTTTGAAATTAGAATTGCCTTTCTGTCCAGTTAATCCCCCGATATAGGTTCCATATCCCCTAATATTACATTTAGAATAATTATTAGTAAATGGATTAGTTGTACCAATATTTCCTGCTAATCCACCAATATAGGAGCTTCCAGACAATCCTTCTATATCTACTTCTGCAGAACAACCAGAAGCTGAAAATAATACTCCACTAAGCCCACCAATATAACCACTTCTACATTTAATAGAACCAAATACGTGACAATTAATAGTAGTATTCCAATTAAATCCACATAATAAACCTATTCTACTAATTGAAATTGAAGAAGGAATATCTATATTTCCATATAACCAAATATTTTTTAAAATTCCCGGATAAACAACACAACCAAATAATCCAGTTCCATCTGCATTGGTATTATAAGTATTCTCAAAAAAACCCGTTATTTTATAATTATTACCATCATAAGAACCACGAAATTGATTATTGTAATTTCCTATAGATGGAAAATGAGTATTAGGGTCTAAGGCTATATTACATAATTGAAGGTAATAACTACTTAATCCATTACGGACATCATTAAGTTGAGCTGGACAAGCTACAGGATATGGATTAGCTGATGTACCATTACCAATATAAATATCTATAGGTATAACTATATCTTGACAGCCTATGCCTGATATAGCCAGATAATCTGTAGTAGTTCCAAGTTCTGTATAATTAAGTTTAATATAAATAATACTATCATCCTGACTAGTTATAGTAAGTGATGATACATAATCATCATCATCACTACTGACCAATAGTTTTGGACCACAAGAGATATAAGTAGGCTTAGTATCAGATTTATAAATAAAAATAGATTGATAACCAGTATTAGCTGACTTATCAGGATTAGCACCATATTTAACAGAAAAAGGAACAAGATTAGTAGAGATTATAATTCCTGTATTATCTATATATTTATCTATAAGCTTATTATTAGAATTATAGACTTTAATAAGTTTACAATAACGAATTTGGTCAGGGAAACTAAAATGATAATGTTCTTGATAATCACCAAATCTTTCTACAAAGACAGTACCTATATTACCATTAGGAAATTTAATCTCTGCAGAGATAAGTTTGTCATTAGAATCATATTTTAAGTTATTGTAAAGTTCATAGTCTTCAGTTAAAGCAAAATCTCTAAATTTAGTTTCAGTTGATAAACAACTTTGAGTAAGTTTGTCATATGTAGGAAAACTATGGCAGTGGTCTGCTCTTGCATACTCTATAGAGGTACCTACTTGAGAGTTGCTAGGTATTATGCCACTCGGCATTGACTGTGTAGGCTTAATAAGATAGGTTGTATCAGACCAAGTATTACCTTTTCCTATCTTAACATAACCTGTATCAGTCTCTAATCCTAGTTCTCCAGAATTAAGAATAGGATTATCTTGATTCCACTGAGAACTAGAAGCTCTCTTTACAAGTAGTTTTAGCGGAGTAGACCACGCCATATTATTTAGTTTTCTTCTTAATAGTTTTAGGATGAGAATTATCTTTAATAGTAGACATCATAATGTTCTTACTGAAGTTATCGATCTGATTATTAAGCTCGGCTATAGTGGTATTGAGACTATTGATAATAGCTTCTTTATCAGTAATAACTCTATCTTTCTCATTTATAAGATTCTTAATTTTCTCTAATTCAGAAGTTAAATTATTGATTTCTACTTGAGCATTATATAGCTCTTGTTTAAGTTGATTAAATTCAGATTCATTATTAGTAGACTTAGTTTTAAGATTACTTAACTCTTTCTCTTTTTCATTAATAGTATTAGATAAGTTAGTTATATCTAAGTCTTTCTTAGTAATAGTAGTTTTAAGATTAGATATCTCAGATTTAAGCTGAGATATTTCAGCTAAAAGATTAGCTTCACTATTACTTGATTCATTCATTCTAATCATAAGAGTATTAGTTTGCTCTTCTAGTTGTCTAACTCTAAGAGCTTGTTCTCCATACCATTTAATAAATTGTTCAAAGTCAATCGTAGAAGTTTCTTCATTCATAATTAACTCCAAGTACCCCCGTCTATAGTATCAGTATAAGTAAATGCAGTACCATCAGAATTAACTGCTACTAATTTACTGCCGTTACCAGATGTAGGAGTAACAGATTGTTCAAGATTAATAGTAT